AATTCGGTGTTGCCCGACGTGACGCCAGGCTCGGTCAAGAAGTCGGTCGCGGTCTCTGGCGCAGTCTCGGTCACCTATGCCGTAGGCTCCAACCCGGCGAGGGACATGCAGCCCGTGTTCGGAATGGTGGACGGCATTCTTGTCGATCTGCTGCTGGCCAAGCCGGGGGGAACGAGCGTCACGACGCTGGCGAGGTTCTGATGTCCGATTTCTACGGAGAGATGGCCGGTATCGCTTCGGAAATTCTGGCCGAGTTCAAACAGGGCGTGATCACTCTGACTAAGACCGTGCCGGGCGAGCCTGATCCATCCACGCCGTGGATACCGGGCGAGCCGGTCGAGGTCACATATCCTCTCGACGCAACGGCCAAGCCGGTAAGCGAGGAATTCATCAACGGCACCACGATCGTTGCCACCGATATCGAGATTGTCTCGGCTGTATTCGGTGCTGATCCCGATCCCGCCGACCAGATGGAAATCGACGGCCGGCCCGCGACGATCATCGAGGTCGTGCGGATACCGGCCGCCGGCACTGTTGTGGCGTGGCGGCTCATTATTAAGGGGTAAGCTGCCGAAAGAAATCCTTCCGGCGTTTGCGGATGTGTCGAATGAACCAGTGAGTGTTTTTGAAGGTATCGTCGGTTCTCAGCAATCTCGCATATGCCTCGCGCGCCTCATCGCTTTCATTGATGAGTTCGAGCATGTCTATGACGTAATCCTCAACCAATTGCCCGGACGCGCCGTTCAGCAATCGGTCCCTTTGAATGGCGGCGGCAGTTTCGATCAGATTGCACAGGTCTCCGAATGCAACCATTCGTTCGTGCGAGTCTATTGCGGTCCTGAAATAGCGATCCCATGCTCCGATGAAGGTATCGGATAAGGCTATGGCCGCAGCAGCAGAAGTCGCCCTTCTACTTTGACGGCTTTGGGAAGCAGTATAGAGGAGGGAGGCTGCGCCAACCGGCACGCCCACCAGCGTTGCCAATTGCGCCCAGAACTCCATGTCATTCCCTGGGCGGCTTCTCAGAACTACCTCGGCTCGCTGCGCTGACGCCAGCCGTAGTTTCCGGAGCTGGGGCTCCGCTCGAAGTCGTAGCTGACGACCCAAGTCCAGCAAACGGCTTCCCGAGATGAACTCTCGTCTGGGCTTTAATGATAACCTGCTGTTCAGAAACAACTTTCGGCTTTTCTTCGGTCATCACCGGTGCCCTCGAATCCTATTGCAGCGTTTAAAGCGATAAAGGAGGCTAACGACATTGGCAACACAACGCCAGATATTCGAGGCTCTTGCCGCCCGGTTCGAGCCCCGTCTTCGCGATGCCTTCCTCGAGGCGATCATCGAGATCAAGTCCTCCGTGACGCTGCGCCTGCTCGTTGATCGCCTGGAACGCGGTGATATTCAAGGCGCTTTGGACGTGCTCCAGATCGAGCGGGAAGCCTTCGGGCGTTTCGAACTTCTGATCGGGGAGGCATATAACTCCGGCGGGATCGCCCAAGCCGACGCTTTGCGATTGCGCGATCCCGAGGGCAACCGCATCGTGTTCCGCTTCGGTGTTCGCAATCAGGCGGGGGAGGCATGGCTTCGTGAGCATTCCTCATCGCTGGTGACCCGCATCGTCGATGATCAGCGCGAATCCCTCCGCACTGCCCTGACGGAAGGTTTGGCCGCCGGGCAGAACCCGCGAATCACGGCGCTCAACATCGTGGGGCGCACGAACAGGGCCACAAACGCTCGCGAGGGTGGCATCATCGGCCTCACGACCCAGCAGGAGCGCTTCGTCACTTCCGCCCGGCAAGAGCTGCTTTCTGGCGATCTTGCGATGCTTCGGAATTACCTGGGCCGGGCGCGGCGAGACAAGCGCTTCGACGCCACAGTGCTTAAAGCGATCCGTGAAGGAAAGCCGCTGCCGGCAGAGACGGTGCAACGCATTTCTGGCCGCTATGCCGATAGGCTGTTAGCGCTCCGGGGCGAAATGCTCGGACGGACGGAAACGCTCAATGCCTTGGGTAAGGCGCGAGACGACGCGATGAGCCAAGCCATTGCTTCGGGCAAGGTCGATGCCCGGTTCGTGACGAAGCACTGGCGCCGATCGCCGGCAGAGCATCCTCGGATGCAGCACACGATCATGTCGGGGCAATCGGTGCCTTACAATGAGCCGTTCGTGATGCCGGACGGAACGCGGATGGCTTTCCCTCACGATCCGAGGGCGCCCGCTCATCACACTGTCGGCTGCAAATGCCTCGTTGAATATAGGGTGGATTACATCGGCCAGTTGGTCGAGCAGCGCCGAGCGTCTTGATGGCCGATACCTTTGCTGCAGCGGTCGGCGATTGGGTGGAGCGCGTAAAAGGAGTGCACGAGGCGATATTTCGCGAGAGCGTGCAGCGCCTGGTGACTGAGCTCAACACGCTGGTCCCTGTTGGCAATACCGCCTTCCTGCGGTCTTCGCTACAAGCCTCGGCAAGCGCAATGCCGGAATTGGTTCGGCCCAATCCCGGCAAGGCCGATGAGAGGTTTGAAGCCGAGATATCGCTGGTAATAGCTGGAACCCAGATCGGTGAAACGATCTACCTTGGATATACCGCAGAATACGGCGGCCACGTCCACTACGGAACGTCAAGGATGGCAGGGCGCCCTTGGGTGATGATGGCGGCCCAGCGCTGGCCGATCATCGTGCAGGAGGTCGAGGCGGAGACAATGGCTCGCTTGGGCCTGAATTGATCTTCTCCAGCCTCAATAGGGCCGAGTAGGGGCCGACCATAGCCAACCTCAAGGCCTCGGCCCCGCGCTCGGTTTCCGTGCCTCGCTGGTAACGTGCGTCGGCGATCTGCCGCATGACGTCGTGCAGCAGCGTTTCGACTTCGTCGTCTGACATAGGTTTTTGATTGGCCATCGGCCAGGAGCGTATAGGAATGGCCGATCCAACGGAAGCAGTTATGGCGGCGCTGTTCGCGCGCATCATGACCTTGCCCAATGCGCCGCCGATAGCTTGGCCCAATGTGAGCTTCACTCGGCCAGCGGATGGTCGCTTTCTCCGGGTCCAGTTCGTGCCGAACGCCACAAATCGGCGCTTCATCGGCTCGGATGATCCGCACCAATATCTTGGACTGTTGCAGATCAGCGCTTACGACAAGCTGATTTGGGGCGAGCATTCGGTGCGGCAAGCGGCGGGGCAGGTGGCCGCACATTTCCCGACCGACCTCCGGTTAGGCGAGATCGGCGTGCGCATCACCAAGCGGCCCAACGTTTCAGACATGATTATCGAGGAGGACCGCGTTCAGGTCCCGGTGATGATCGAATGGGAGTGCTACGCCTAGCACTCCGGCCGTTCCGCGCCCCTTCGGCAAGGGCTCTCAGACATAGGAGGGCGATATGCCCACACTCTATCCCGTTGCCGGGCAGCGGATCTATATCGGCCCGGCTATGGAACTGCCGGACGACGACATGACGGCTGCCGATTTCGACGACATCGAATGGGTCGAGATCGATGGTTGGGAGACGCACGGCGCTATTGGCGATGCTGCGGCGCTTATCACCACGCCGCTCATTAACCGCGGGCGGGACATTAAGCAGAAGGGCACGCGCAACGCCGGATCGATGCAGAACAACTTCGCGATCATTCGTGACGACCCCGGCCAGATCGCGCTCATCGCCGCGTCGGTGACCAACCACAATTACCCCTTCCGTATCGTGGGGAATGATGCACCTGCCGTCGGCAGCGCCCCGACGCCATCCGAGCGTCTGTTCCTCGGCCTTGTAATGGGTGTCCCAGAGCAGGGAGGCTCGGCCAACACCGCGCAGCTGATGCAGAGCACGGTCGAGGTGAATTCCAATATCGTCCGCGTCGCTGCCGCAGCGGGCGCATAAGGAGAGACTTATGGCGACGAAAAAGACTGAAACCGCTGCTGAAGGGCCGATTGACCTCTCTGGGTTCGATGACATGGTGCAGCGCCAAGAGGAAGGCATTCTTGTGCCGATCAAGGGACCGGACGGGCGATCTTCCCTTGGGTTCAGCATCAAGGTTGCAGGACCGGATAGCGAGAAGGCTCAGGAAGCTCTCGACGCGATCCAGGCGGAGCTTGTCGAACAGGCATCGTTGGAGTCTGCTAGCGCCCGCGATATCGCTCAGCGACGCCTTCGCTATTTCGCAAAGGTCACGCTCGATTTCGTGCCTGACAAACGCACAGACGGCACCGTTCCCGATGTAGCGATTAAGCTCGACGGGGCTCCGCTGCCATTCTCGGAAGAAAATGCGGCCAAGCTCTATCAGCGCTTCCGCTTCATCTACCAGCAGGTGCAGACCAAGGCGGATACCCGTGCCGCTTTTTTGACCAGCTCACCGAGCGCCTAAAACATGGCGTAAGGGACCGGGTGGCGGGTCGCCGTGTCCGCCTCCCGCCAGCGGCTGAACGTGTATGGGAATGGTTCTGGCGACTCGACCGGACCCGAAACGGCAATGGGTATGGCCCCAACCGGCTGACCTATGTGGACATCAGGTCGGCCTTCGGTGACCGGCCTGAGGAATGGGAAACCCTGGCCCTCCTACTGATGGACGATGTCCGGATCGGGATTTGGGCTAAGGAGAGCAGTACCGAGCCCAGCGAACGAGCAGTGTCGCAGCGCGAGCTTTCGACCGAATTATTCGACGCCCTGTGGTCATAGACTGAGGTTTTGATATGGCTGGACCGACACTCGGGCTGAGCATTCAATCGCAGGAGGCGGTTTCCGCAGCTGCGGATATGGATCAGTTCGTGGCCTCTGCTGGCAAAGCAGAGCGCGGTGCCCAAGGTGTCGGTCGGGCTTCTCGAGAGATGGCAGCTGCTATCGGATCGGTGACCGCAGTACTCGCAAATATCGAGCGTCACACCAGTGCAACGGCCTCGGCCATGGAACGGGGACAAAAGGCTACCGAAATGGCCACCCGGTCTTATGGCCAGGCCGACCTAGTAATGCAGCGATTTATTGAACGGCAGACTGGCGTCGCGCGCGCAACGGCTCAATGGGAAGGTCCCCTCGCCAATGTATCCGATGAGCTGGACCGGATGCGCGCACGTTTTAACCCGCTATTCGCGGCCCAACAGCGCTTTGAATCCGCCACGGCCGAAATCAACCGGGCGCAACGCCTCGGCGCCATAACGGCCGATGAGGCGACGGCCGCAGTCATGCGCGAGCAAGCGGCTTACGATGGGCTAACCGCTTCGCTGCGTGCCAACCAAGCAGCCGCGACGGCTGCTCGAACAGTCAATGCAGCGCACACCACGAACCTCCTGTTCCAGGCGCAAGACATTGCCATGATGACGGCCATGGGACAGAACCCGATGATGCTTGCGATGCAGCAAGGCACACAGGTCGGCGGGGTTTTCCATCAGATCGGGAACAGCCGACAGATCGTCCAAGCCCTTGGCGGTGCTGTGATGGGGCTGCTCAATCCGCTCAATCTTGCCACTATTGCCGCCATCGGGCTTGGCGCTGCCGGCGTGCAGGCTTTCGTAGGCATGCTGAATAGCGGCGAGGATGCCACGCGCACGTTGGAGGATCACGTTGCTTGGTTGAGTGAGCTGTTGCGCGGCTACGACGAGCTGGAAAATGCCGTTCGGGACTATATCGAGGAGGCAAGTCGTCTTCCTGCATCACTGGCTCGACTAGAGATCGGCGGACAGATTGCTGAGGACCTGCGGTTACTCGAAATGGTGCAAAACCGGATCGAGAACTTCCGCATTCGCGATGACGCATTCCTGACCTTCGGCTCGATCAACGAAGACCTGGCCGTACTTCGCCAGATCAAGGGCGAGTTTGACGCCAACATCATTTCGGCCGAGGAGTTTGCCCAAAAGCTCCAACTGATCCAGATGAATGACAACGTCGATGCGGAAGTTCGTCGGATCGCAGGGGAGTTTTATAATGCCACCCGTGAGGCTGCTGAACTAGAGGCGCGGATCGGCGGAGCACAGATGGCCTTGGCCGGGCTTTCCGATGAGGCGGCCATTGCCGCCACCCGCATGGCCAATCTGCGCGCATCGTTCGACATGCTCGGAAGCGGCGATTTCACCAATGCCGGGCTAGAAGCGGCGCTACAGGCGCCGATCGATGCCATGGAGAAAATCCAGGGCATGGTGCCGGAGATCAGGACGCAGCAGGAGGTGGCAGCCGATTTGCTGGCCGAAGCCCTAAACAGCCCGTCAGCAGCCGTCAGAGATCAGGCCCAGGAGGCGTTCGATCAGTTCGTGCGGAATACGGACATCCTCACCGCCCGACGCGAGGCCAGCCGCTCCGCAAGGGGGCAATCGCCAACTGATCGTTGGGGTTCGGCCAATGACAACTTCCAGCAGCGCATCGATCAGCTTCATCTCGAAATCGAGCTGTTCGGCCAGTCCACATATGAGGTCGCCCGCCAGCAGGCCGCGTTCGATCTTCTGAACCAGGCTAAGCAGGCCGGCATTCCGATCACGGCCACCGTGACGGATCAAATCAATTCCATGTCGTCGGAATATGCCGCCGCAACGGTTCAACTTGAGATGATGGCCCGTCAGCAGCAGCAGGCGACCCAGATCAACAGCCAACTCGCCAGCGGGTTCTCCAGCCTGTTCACGGGCATCCTCGACGGCTCTAAGAGCGCTGTGGAGGGAATTGGAGACCTACTTCGGTCTCTGGGGCAATTGCTGATCAATCAGGCCTTTCAGACGCTCTTTTCGCCCGCAGCGGCTGGCGGCTTGGGCTGGGGCATTGGGGGTGGCGGAGGCGGCCTTCTCGGCGGGATGATAATTCCTGGCATCCTCCACGATGGAGGAATTGCCGGCCTGCATGGCTATGGTCATAGCCGAGCCTTCCCCGCAACGATCTGGGCCAGTGCACCGCGTTACCACAATGGCGGCATCGCGGGTCTCAAGCCCAATGAGGTGCCGGCGATCCTTGAGCGCGGCGAACGGGTCATTCCGGCCAATGGGAATAGCGGTTCGGCGAACCAAAATCAAAAGGTCCAGGTCACGATCAACGTCAACGGCGCGACTGGAAATGCAGAAGTTCAGCGGATGGTTGCTGAGGGTGTTGCCCAGGGCATGAAGACGGTCGAACGCAACTTCGGCAACATGCAGACCGAATACCAGATGAGGAACGGGTGATGGTGCTCAGCGCAGCGACATGGCCCGTTCACCTCTGGCCCAGCCGATCGGACTTCATGCTTGAAAACCAGAGCCGCACAGGCGGGGTTTCGATCCTCGGCAACGAACAGGTCACGGTGGCGCCTTCCGGCCGCTGGAAGGCTCGCCTGACGATCCCAGCTATGAATGAGCGCACTATCCTCGATTGGCGTTCTTTTGTTGGCGGGATGGGCGGCAGAGCAGGGACGGTGCTCGTCCCGACATGGAACGTGTTCCGCGCCCGTGACGCCAATGGGCGGCGCTTAGATGAGAAGTCAGCGGCGCGTTGGGGTGGCGATATCGATCAAGAGGGTGTCGCTTTCGACCTATCCGGCTGGGGGCAAGATGATACGCCGGTCTTTGCCACGCTTGCAGAGCCCGCCGCGCTCAATGCCACCCAGATCGCCGTCACCTATGCGCCGGGGATCGACGGTGTGCGTCCGGGTCAATACTTCGGCATCGGGCTGCGGCTCTACATGGTGACGCAGACCTGGCAAGAGGAAGAGGGCGAGCCGACCCAGATCAGGTTCACGCCATGGCTGCGCGAGGACGTCGCGGCCGGCGGGACAGTGATCATAGATCGTCCGGTTTGTCTGATGCGGTTTGCGCAGGACCAGACTGGTGAACTTGAGCTTGATACGGGCCGCTGGGGAAATGGCGGTTTGGAATTTGTTGAGGCGTGGTGAAGTCCTTGCCGGTAAGAATGGTGACTCTACCGTCCCACCCGTCAAGCGCCGAATAATAGGCATCCAAACTTATGCCGAGTTGTTTAGCGCGTGTGGGGCCTGACCTCTCAAGCTCAAGCCGGATTTCGAAAATATGCGCGCTGTTGGCTCGTGCAACAAAGTCCTCGCCCGGTGGAGCATAAGCCAATTCCACCTGCGTATTATCGGGGTAGCGGGCGCCAGCTTGGTCCTGCCAGGTAATCGTGAAGGCGAAGCTCCGAGCGTAGGGGCGTACATCGACAGTGCGGATACGAACGCGCTTCTCGATTTCGTGTGGGATTAAGTAGGGCATGGTACGGCGCCACTAAATCCTTTTTTTGCTGGGCGAGCGGCTTTGGTACTGCTCAAGGATGCGCACCACTGCGCTGATGCGAGATGACGCATCATTGACGTTCTTTCCAGCAGGCTGGTTCATCTGCGTCATCGGATATATCCCCTTTGTCTGTGGATGATCCTTGAAATTCGATACCACGCAGATTGTTCCATCGCCGCCTTCGGGCGGCTTTTTCATGCGCAGGATTCCGAATGGGCTACTTCTCCCAAACCATCGAGGCCAAGCTCGCTGGCCGAGAGGTGGCGGCGGCATTGCTGACATATGCGCAGTTCCGTGAGACACCCCGGCGCTGGTGGAACGGCTTCGGCACTGTGCGCCTCGGAGGTGAGGATTGGCTTGGTGTTGGCGAGTGGGTGGCCATCGACGGACTTGAGCAGCCGAACGGTACGGTAGCGCCCAAGACCACGCTGACGCTGTCGGGCGTCGATGCCACTATCGTCCAGATGGCGCGGCAGGCCTCCAACCGGGTGAAGGATCGGCGCATCACGGTCTATGTGAATTTCTGGGACCTGACCGACATGATCCCGCTCGATCAGCCCTATGCGATCTGGTCGGGGAAAATGGACCAGATGAGTTATTCCGCCCAGGGCGCCAGTATGCGCTCGGTAAAGCTCACCGCCGAAAGCGTGTGGGTGAACCGGAAGAACCCGCCCTATGGCTTTCTGACCGACCGCGACCAGAACTCGCGCCATCCCGGCGATCGTGGATTGGAGCAGGTGGTCGATCTTGTGCAGAAAACAACCCGGTGGCCCGTGCTGTGATCAGGGCGGCGACTTTCGACGACCTGCCCGCCGTGCTGGACATGGTGACTGATCTTCACGCTTCGACCAAGATGGCGTTGGAGATCGATCCTGCTGCGACAATGGGCTTGCTGCGGCGCCTTGTCGGCTCCGCTGACGGGCTTTTGCTGGTTGCCGAGGCGGATGGTGCCGCGAAGGGTTTTCTGGCCGCCACCGTAGGCGTGACGCCGATATCGTTCGAGCAGGTCGGTATGGAGCTTGGATGGTGGGCTGGACCAGAGGCGAAAGGCGCTGGTCTGCGCCTGTTGGTTCTCTATGAGCGCTGGGCGAAATCGAGGGGGTGCCGGTTCGTCCGGATGAGCACCCCGCCGCACAATGAGCGAGCCGCGCAAATCCTCGGGAGGCGCGGCTTTTTCGTATCCGAAGTTGCTTGGGCTAAGGCAATCTAATGGCGGTCTTCTCTGCGATTTCCTCGGCGCTCATTGGCGTCGGCCTACACATCTTTGGCGCGACGGCGGCGGGATGGGCGGCCGCGACGGCTTTTGCCAATGTCGTGCTCGGGGCGGCGTTCATCGGCGGCTACACGCTGTTTGCACGTGCGGCCGCGCCGTCGATGAAGACGCCACAGGCCCAGGCGGTTCTCAACCAGTCGGTGGGGCCGCGTGTGCGGGGCTATGGCCGTGCGCTGCTCGGCGGCACCCGAGCCTTTTTCGATACCAAGGATGGCTACCTCTACCAGGTGATTATGATGCACCACGGGGAGATCGATTCCGTCGAGCACTTCCGGGTCGGGGATCGGATCGTCTCGCTGGATGGTAATGGCGACGTAACCAACAGCGAATTCGTCACCAGCACCTCGAATGTACGCATCCGCTCGCATCTGGGCTCGCCTAACCAGGCGGCGGACAGCCTCATGACGAGTGTTTGGCCGCAATGGACTAGCGCCCACCGTCTGCGCGGCATCGCCTATTCGGTTGTCAGGTTTCGCTCGACCAGCGAAGTCGCGAAGGTTTTCCCCGAGAGCTACAACACGCCCGTGCGGGGGCTGTGCCGGCTCTCGAAGGTTTGGGACCCGCGCAATGATGCCACGGCCTGGAGCGATAATTCCTCGCTCTGCATCCTCGATTATCTGACCCATGCGGACGGGTATCGCCTGACCCGAGACGATATAGACATTCCGAGCTTTGCGGCCTTCGCCAACCTGTGCGACGAGCAGGTGCCGTTGGCGGCCGGCGGCAGCGAAAAACGCTATCGGCTGTGGGGCGTGTATCAGCTCACCGAGGAGCCGCACGCTGTCCTGCGCAAGATGCTCAACACCTGCGACGGGGAAATCTACCAGACGCCTGAAGGCAAGGTGGCGATCCGGGGCGGCAAGTGGGAAGCGCCGACCGTCACGCTGGAGGCCAATGACAATCTCGGCCATTCGATGGACCAGGGGAACAACCGTTTCGCCGCGTTCAACGAACTCAAGATCATGTACACCTCGCCGCAGCACGACTATCAGACGATGGAAGCTACGGCGTGGATCGATCTTGCCGATCAAGCCGAACGCGGGCCGATCGTATCCGATTTTGATCTCGACTTCGTGCCCAGTCCGACACAGGGGCGCCGACTGGCCAAAATTCACCAGGCAAAGGCGAACCCGCGCTGGAAGGGCAAGCAGCAGCAGAACATATCTGGCCTCAACGCCCTAGGTGAGCGGACGGTGCGGTCCATCCTTCCCGAGCTCGAGATTGACGAAGCGTTCTATGTCGCGGGCATCAAGCCTTCGCCCGACCTCGCCAGCGTCGAGATCGATGTGCTGTCGATCAACCAAGCCGCTTATAGCTGGACTACGGCGGAGGAGGGAGAGAACCCGCCCATTCCGCAGGATACCTCGCCCGATCTCGAATTCCCGATTCCGCAAAACCTGACGCTTTCCAATCCCGCTCCGGGCGTGGTTCTTGCCGCTGTCGATGAACCGGGCCGCGAGGGCCTGACGCTGGAAGTCCAAATCAGGGCAGGGGCGGGCTCCAATTGGGTCGCCATGGATACCGAAAGCCAGACCACGGCACGGGAAACCCAGCTTGCCGATGGAGCCTATCAGGCGCAGGCGCGCTGGCTGGGGCCGCAGAACGTGGTGAGCGGTTGGAGTTTCCCGCTGGCCGAGATCACCATTCCGGTGCCCGAGCCGGAAGAATAGCCGAAACGAAGTTTGTCACTGTCCGCCCGCTCCCGAGCGGGTTTTTTCTGTTGGAGCAAGCAATGGCCGATACACCGCAGGAGATCGTCAATCGCGAGCTTCGCGAGTTCAAACGCTATACCGGTGACGGGTTGCCTGGTGAGCCGGTCAACGCGCCGTTGCCTGTGGGTGATCCAGACACTGGCGTATGGAACCCCAAGAAAAAGAACCTGCGCAGGGCTATGAAGTCCACTCTCGAAGGGGCCGGGGCTGAGGTCGATCGCGCGCGAGAAGAAGCCGACAAGGCGGAGCAGGAGGCAGATCGGGCCGAATCCGCCGCCAATACAGCGAGTGCAGCATGGGATGCATCTGATCCCAACCGCGTTGCGACGGTTGCTAGTATTTCCGCCCTGTCCACCCTTCCGACTGGCATCCTTCCAAATGGCATTATTGTCTTCGTTCCGGGATACCATGCCTCCAGTCCCGGCATCGGTGGAGGGCGGTTCTTCTGGGACGCGGCTAGCGCGGAGACAGCAGATGGCGGGCGCGTGTTCGAGGCTGCCGACACCGCTAGTGGCCGCTGGAAGCGCATCATTGAAGGGCCGCTGTGCGCGACTGATTATGGCGCTGTTCCAGAGGATGAGGTGACGGGAACTGATGCCGTCTCGCGCATGCCTCCATCCAAATACGTCCTTCGACATACGATCCATGCTTCCAGCTTCACGTGGCTAGGCAATTACACCCTCGACACTCTTCCAGGCGTGGAGCTTGTGGTTGGGGGTGGAACTGGAACATTCATCTTAGGTGGTGACGGGGCTAGCGTCGGCTATGCCAAGGTGCGCGGGTTCATGCAGTTCGGCGGGCCGAATTTTGATAACCGCAGCCGTAACAATCGCATTGGCGACCTCGATATTATTGCAGAAGGGGGAGGGGTTTACGGTCTAATCCTGCGACCCAGCTATGGGCTACAGATTTCCGGTCTGGTCCATGTTCATTGCAACGATCCCGAGGGCGTGGGCCACGGTGTTTATTTCAACACTTTGAAAAGGCCTACGTTGGGCGATTTCCTCGTGACGGGCTACGTGTCACTTGGCTATGGTTTCGCGGGAAACTCAACAGTCGCCGAGTACAACATCGAGGACGGGTATATCCGAAGCCTGACCACCGATCAGGACCCTTCCTACGAGCACTCGACCAGCGGCGATCATGGCATCTATCTGAAAGGGTGCTTGCGCACGACAGTCGAGTCCATGGTTGTGTACGCAGACCAATACCTCGGCAGCAATTATCATATTAAGCTGCGCGATAACACTGATTGCGTGTTCAATCAGGTTCTCACGAGAGGCTCTGACAGAGTCACTCGCGGCACTATTCAGATTACCTCGGACGCCAATACGCTGATCGGTGTGGTGAATTCGGGGAACATCTACCGGAACGTCGATGGAATTGTTAATTGCCATCAAACCGGAAGCGGATTTAACGGAAACAACAGAATTGAGAATTTCATCGGGGGGTGGACGTCGACCCAACTAGGGCTAGGGCCAAATATCTTCTCCGGTGATATCAATCTGGTGGACAGCACCGGCAACATTGGCATTCGAGGCGTCGAATTCGAGAATGCGCGAGTGAAAGTTCCGTCGATGGATATATCGACGCCGGCAGCGCAGTTCGTTCACGACGTTATCGCCCGTCAGTCAACCTTTTTGCAGACCTTGAACGTTGGCTCCTCCGGCACTCAAAGCCGGGGCATCTCTCTGCGAAACTGCATTGTTCTTGCCGGAGAGAACACTTCCGGGTCGGTCATTCAAACCAGTTCGGGGGGCAGCTGCGTGTTCGACATCATGAACTCTAACATCGCAGGAGATTTCCGCGTAGACAATTCAGGAGGGAGAACGTCTGTCGGAAACCTCAAGAACTCGTCATTCGGTGGCGTCGAGGTTAGCGGTTCTGGAAACCAGCCGACGACGAAGAACTACAAGTTCGTCACATTCTCGAACGCAGTTTATACCAATTAGAACAACGAGCGAAGGGGGATAGCCCGACATCGAGGATATAGAGTCGGTGAGCCTATTTCGCGGCGACGGACCGAACCCGATCCAGAATTCTCTTGCCTGTGCTTGTCGACGCAACCAACTCCATGCCGCCGACCAGGACGGTATGAGCTAGCTTTGACCGACGGCTTTGGATATACTGGTTGAGCTTCTTGGCAGGGGCAAAATTACCCCATGCAGAAAAACGGATTATAGCCTTACGCAACTTGCGCTGAAACTCGGGGTCCGAATTTGGGATCACGCCATTTACCCCTGTCTCGCGCACCTTCCGCAATGCTTCTCGCTCATCGTCGTCAGAAGCCTTCGCTAGGCGCGACGCCAAGATGGAGAGCTTGATCTGCTCAATGCGTTTGTCGGCGTCATACGAAACGCCATCACCTCGGACATATCGGTCGTAGAGGAACATCGGAACTGTCGCGAACCGACACA